CTCTAAAATAAAAATTAAAATTAATTATGCTATCTAACTAAGATTAACTATTTTCGTTGGTGGTTAAATATGGGTAAAAATAATGAAATAATAATAATTCGAGCTTTTTAGATAGATAAAAAGGAAAATAACGAATTAAATAAAAATAATGTAAACTAAAATAAAAGTAAATATGTACAATAGAAAAGTCCCTACAGCGCAGGGAAGAAAAGTACAGTATCCTGTTTATTTTTAAAGGCGTTAGCCAGTTTACCAGTTTAAGGTCATGGGAGGACCTCAGGCCATACTGACTGTACAACCGGAACCTTAAGGTTTCGGAGGTCACTTTCCTAAAAGTGATTAAATGCTCCTAGAGCGTTATAGGAATGTCTACGACCAGGTACCTATAATACTGGAAGTCCTTTCCTAAAAGGATAAATAGCTTAGGTGCTGTAAATAGGAATGTCTACGACCGGTTACCTATTATTCCGGAAGGTCTTTCCTAAAAGACTAAATAGCTTAAGTGCTGTGGATTCATTTACCGTCTCAGAAGTTGCGTCGATTCCAATACATGGAACTAGCTCCAAAGGGTATTTGCGTGTAACCAACAGATCCTGACTTATAAACGTTATAAGTTGGCATGTTGCCGTTCGTATACAATGTATACTCAGGAAGTCCTGCTGCTTTCAACGAAGCTACCGCTCTGTTATAGTACTCATTAAAGGTGGTCGACTGAAACTGCTGAGCTTGGGTTTGTCTATTCCAGGCATTAGAATCCGAAATGCTCTGGGTTATCATGCCACTTATTCCGTTGACGACGGAGGCACCCAGTCCTTGAAGCGCTCCCTCCCCCAAGCTAGATGCTGCTCCCGCTCCTTCTGCAAGCTCTGCCATTGATCAATAAGTTTTGCTAAAATGGCTGGTGTGGATGGATTGGCTAAGACGGTGTTACGTGCAACAACACCTTGGAACTTGAATTTCACGGATGTGAGTGGGAAGTGAGTGTTTGCTGGACCTTTGCAGGTTATGAAGCCTTCGTAATAAAGCTTACAGTCAAAAACTGGTTGTTCCGTTTGCCTATCGACGAGTGAAAGGAGAATTGCTGTTTGTGGTCCGAATCCAAGAGCTGAAGCGCGGAAACGCAGTGTGACATTGTATGTTTGAAGAATCCTGTTTGTCAAACCTGGATTGATCGGATTTGTTGCACTCCACATTAGGAATCTTTCCCCAGGGACTGGTACAACAACACGATCAAGATCACTGTTAACAACCTCTACATGGCAGGAAATGGGGTACGTCCATATTGTTTCAAGTGGTCCAGCTATGGTAACCGTGATAGGATCGAGAAACCACAAATTGGTCGCTCTTCCGGCAAGAGTAACGGGTCCAACAGTTTTGCCATCTTTTTGTAAGAGAATCGCACATGACGGGGTAACTTTGTCTCCGTATTGACTTTCAATATTAGGTGCAAGTGCTGGTAGTGCATGAGTTTGAATGAATTTTGTCCAAGCAGGGTCGTATTTAATGACACTAGTGAGTGTGGTCGAAGTATTTGCAGCGTTTGAAACGCAGCGCCAAGCATTGCATGGATAAATGTTGTCAAGTACAGTAAGAAAAGGTGGTGGAGCTGGAATAGAATTGTCAACACCTGCAACGTTAGTAGTGAAAGATGAAGAAAGTGTGGTGCTTCCATCAACAACGAGGTTGTCGTAGTTAGAACCCATGAAATCTCTGGGAAGAACGGTGTTGAGAGCGTCAATTAATTCTGGGAAATCATTGGACTCAAGAGCAAGATCAACGGGGCGCATCTGTGCTGGAAAGAAATCAGCAGCCGCTTTGTTGAGGACTTCAATGTCAATTTGGTTTGTTCCGGAGGATGAGGTGTTTAATTGTAAAAGAACATAAATGGCAATGTAACCTCCGATGCTGTCTTTGTTGTTGACTGAATCACCATCACGGTAATG